AACCCAGCAGGTAGAACGCATTGGGTCTATAAGAGATTCTTCGAAATGCCTTACGATGAAGATGGTAATTACAATCACGATTATCATGTAGTGCATGTAAAAATCTCTGAGAATGAAAAAAACCTACCTGATGGTTATTATAATCGTGTCATGGAAGCTGTTGCTAACGATCCAATTGAGGCGAAAAGAATGCTCGAAGGGCAGTGGATTGATAGACCATCGGGCGACGCTTTATTTGCTCCGTACTTTTCAAAAACCCTTCATGTTGTAGGGGATGCGAAGAAAGGTATTGTTCCCAACCCAAATTACCCTGTTATAATTGGATATGACCCCGGTGCCGTAAATAATGCTATGGTATTTATGCAGTGCATTATTGGTAAAGAGAAAAGCATATGGACGGTATTTGACGAATTAGTGACTATTAGAAAGAAGATTCCTTACACCACAATTATTCCCTTGCTTTACCGCAAGATGAAATACTGGAACGAACGTGTCGATAAAAAGCTAAAATTTGTACATATCTCAGATAACTCAGCTTTTAATCAGTATAGGGCAAAGACAGGCTCATATGATGTTAAAGATTTTGAGGAGATATCTAAGGAGAAGTGTGAGGTTTTTGATATGGAACCAATTCGAATGAAGGCAGCACCAAAGTTTAGTGGGTCTGTAGCAGGTAGGGTTCGTTTGCTGATAGCTAAGTTAGTTCAGGAGGAACTGTTAATATCTGCTCCATGCACTGAAGTAATAAAAAGCATGCGGAATTTATCATGCGAAAAGCAAAAGGATAATAAGTATGATCCGTCTTTAGAGTTAAAACCCAAGCGTTCAGACTACATTCATGCCTTTGATGCTCTTACATATCCTATTATGTATTACGATGTTCGACCGACTTTCCCGCAAGTTTCCACAAATACCTCAAGTATAATCGAAATAAATGCTTGACCTTTTGTAACCCAAAAGATTAAGTAACACTATGCAAGATTTACTTCAATTATCACTAGAGGATGAAGAAGTTGCTGAGCTTTTTGAGGGTGTTACAGCAGGTTCTAAAGTTAAAATAACGCTTGAGGTTACAGTTTCTGAAATCGATGACGAAAGATTTGTAGCAACCGTAGACATGGTTGAAGATGAAGTTGATGTCATTGGTGGAGGCGAAGTTGAAGATGAAGAAGATTATGAATCCGAAGACGAAGACGATGAAGAAGAGTACGAGTACGAGGAAGATGAGGAGGACGAAGACGAGTGATGATTACTCGCCTGCTTCATTAATAATTCAAAATCATTACAGGCATTGTGAGGTAAATAAGGTATGGGACAGAAATCGAGTACACAGGTTGATCGGGTATCTGCGGATATCAGAAAAGGAACTCGTAGCTTTGCTCAATACCACGATGTCAGCATTCAAGGCATGTTACCTAAGGGGGAGCGTGACAGGCCCCTGTGCGTTGCTACTAACCGTGCTAGAGGCTACTTACATGTCAGACTACATCACGGATTCAATTCCTAACATATTCGATTTCTATGGTTCATCCAGACATACTGAGGGAAACGGGGACAACCCAAGCGAGGCTTCGTGAGGTCTTTACCTGTAAAGCAGGTAGTCAAGATTGGCATATCAAGGAGCGATTGACTGACTTAGTTCGTAGTCGTGTACATGAAGGTATTTACCATTCGTGCAAAAACCACTCTTTATATTTAGCAGTAGACTTAGCGTGGGATTCTCTGCCTATTAATAAATTTAGCGTACCTCTTCTTCAGTATGCTCAGGGTAAGATAAACATTCAACAATGTGCTGAGAAGTTAGATGACATCGATTCTAGCTTGAAGGATCAGTTTGTGGAGTATGATGATGAAGGTTCCATCAAAGATATTAACCTCCTCAGGCTATATGAAGTTAATGTTAATATTATCCGTAGCTATATTACTAGAAGGGTAGCTGCTCAGACATCTAGGTTTAGTAATTTGTTTCCTTATTTTAAGTACGAAGCTAGGGGAACAGATATTCCTTCTAAAGTTCGTGCAGAAGTATTGTCGCAACGCGTGGAAATGATGACCGAGCAATTCGGGTATCGTCATACTTTCGAACAGGCAATCAGATCAATGTTCATGTATGGTTTTTCTATATTATTCCCTTCAGAACCATGGACACGAGAAGTGCATTGGAGGAAGGGAGAGGACGGAGATATGGAGAGCTTTGTCGAGAAGGAGGGGATAAACTTTATTGCTCCTCATCCTACTAGGACATTTTACGATAACTCAGCACCTGTTTCTGCTATCAATACCAATCTCGGCCCGTCTTGGATTGGATATTGGGATATAGTCAGGTATTCAACAGTCAGAGATAATCCTGCATTCTGGAATCTCAATGAAATTGAATACACCAACTCACTTCATGGACTGGTAAATGCATATAAGGATTTCTTCGATTATTATTTTGATGGGTCGGTATTAGCATTCCCGAAGAAAACTGATTGGTTTCCTTTTCAAAACGAAAGAACCTCTCAGAAGGGATTGTATGCAGGTGAGGACGAAGATAAGGCAATGTTCTTGTCTACTATTTACATGAAGTTAAACCCGAAGGCTGAGGGGCTAGGAGACTATCCTTTCGATTGTTGGTTAAAGCTTGTTGTCGCATCTGATGAGACAATTATCTACGGAGAATGGATGCCATCAATTCCGGCTATTTATGGAGGCATCAATCAGAATGATGACCGTATGGCTAATTGCTCTTTTGCCCATGACTTGATGCCATATCAGGATCAGATGAATAATATAGTTTATTCTATGTTGCATCACATGAAAGTAAGTATGTTTAAATTGCTTACAATCGATCAGGATGCGCTTGATGATGATGTCAAAGAGTATCTGATGGATTCATTGGCAGAAGATACATTCTATCAGAAGCCAAAAGCCATGTTTTATTCTGGAGCAAAGGCTGCTGATTTGGGGATAGATACAAAAAATATCATCAATGTTGTAGATGTCTCTAAAGAGTTAGCGCAGGGAATAAGTATGTCATTAAATTCCTTATTCCAATTACTTAATCTCGTGGAACGAATGATGATACTTTCACCACAAGAGCTAGGACAGGCTGCTCAGCGTGAAATCTCTGCGACTGAAGTTAGTGAAATAGCTAATTCGACCAACACTATTTATTCGTTTATTTCCGAGGGAATAGACGAAATGCGCGCTGCAGCTAAAAAGATGATATATGACCATCTAGTAACCTGCTCCACCACAGAATTTAATGTACCTATAAAACAAAGGTTTTCACTCAAAACTATTACGGATGCAGGTCTAGAGATAGAAGACACGGGTGATCAGGATGAAAACCCTAAGGGCAGGAATATTATAGGTAGCCCCACACACTTGATCCATGAATACTTATTTAGCTCAAGAGATGGAGCAGAAAGGTCAAGAGATACACAGTCAGCACAGACATTAACGCAACTATTCAGTCAGATTATGGGTCTTAAACCTGTGGCAGAGGCTTTAGGGAAAGAGCGGATATTTGGTATTATAAATGAGATATTCCGCATGAGTGGTGCAGGGTACGATTTGAATCTCGAGATGGACGAGCAGGATCAGGTTGATGATATTAACATGGAAGACGAGCAATTCATTGCAGCACTCAAGCAGAAGATGCCCCAAATGGAGCAAATGCTTATGATGTTAATGCAACAAGCCCAAGGTGGTCAACCAGGAGCAGGAGGTGCTCCACAGATTCCACAGCAGGGGGGCGGGCAGCCACCACAGCAAGCCCTTCCCCCGGGGCAAGCAGCGCAGGCTGCAGGTGCACCACCTCCGCAGGGGCAGCAGATTCCCCAGTAATTTATGAGCGAAGAAGAAAAAGAAATCGTTGAGGATGCAGAAGTAACGCAAGAGGAGCCTCAGGCTGAGCAAGCTGAAGCTTCTGAGGAGGATTCCTCCAATCCTATTTTTGATGCCTTATTTAAGGCAGTAGATGAGGATCCTAAGGAGGAAGACGAAGAAGAGGAAAAGTTTGTTCCTCCATCAAGTTTACAATCGGCTTTGCATGAAATTGAGCAGGGTAATATTGGTGAGCAACACGAGCAGGAACAACCTGTTGAGTCAGAAGCAAAGCAGGAAGAGGTAAAGCCCAAGAAGCGCGTAGCACGTAAGAAAAAAATTGTAGATCCTGATTTCAAAGAGGAAAAGTTTACTCCACCTAGCCCACCCGAAATACCTAAAGAGGACTTATCTAGTCTTACTGAAGATGAGAAGGCTAGGTATGATTTGGCTAAGTGGGCAAGTAAAAATGTCGATGGATATAGGGGGAAAGAGAAACAATATCTAAAATTCTTTAAGGATCATAAGCAGTTTATAGAGGACAAGCTAAAGGAGGATCCTGATATTGATCTGACAGAAGACGAAACTTACAGGCAATTTTTAGGAAGAAATAGACCTGCATTTGATCTTAATCGGGTCAAAGAGGCTAAGATAAAATCTGATGCAGAGGAAAGCGCTCTTCAAAAGGTGTTGCCCGAGATAGAGCAACAAAAGAAAGAGCTACTTAAGGTAAGGAATGAGCCTCGAGCACAGGGGCAGAAGAAGTCTAAAAGAGCCTTAATCAATAAGTCTATACCTAAAGAAATTCTTGATGGATTCAGAAGTGATAAAGATTTTACTAAGAAGTATAAGGTCGAATCGCAGGTAGTTGAGAAAGTTCTCACAGATGCATATGCCCTCGTTGATGCATTCTATGACATTGCGAATGACCTAAAGGATTACGACCCGAATAATGCAGTGCATGTTCATCTATCTAAGTGGATTGATGGAGAGCAAAGTGCATTTATTAATTCAGGTAAAACGAAGAAACAGGGAAAAACATTTATTAGAAGAGAAAGAATGGAAAAGGTTCCTGAGCATGAAAGGCAGAACTACTATACTTTTTCAGATGATGATTTAATGAATATCTTAGCTAAGAGGTGTGAGGTAGCAATCGGCACACAAATAAAGCAGACTTTGGATAATCTTGAGCAGCAAGGCTTTAAAAGAGATTTATCTGCCCTAGGTCAAAAACCTAAAGAGCAAGCAGTGCAACAGCCTAAAGCAATTTCACCTTCCCCTAGACCTGGGCCTGCTGTTCAGTCATCTAGTAGTGAGCCTAAGGATAATAAAATACTATCCCTTTTGGGAATATAGTGTGATCTTTTGGCTTTCAATTACATAAGCTATTTTAGCTCAAAACTAGTAAAGTTTAAGTAAATTCATGTAATTCTAGAAAAGGTAAATTTCTAAGCCTATCTTAAATGTAACCTAATAAACCAAGTTACAATTCAATTATGGCTAACGAAATATCTAATACAGGACAATTTACTACATCGGGTTATCAAAACTCGCACATGAGCCAACCAACGGCCTCGAGTGCAGGTTCCCTTATCCCTGGTTCACAGGGTTCGGGTTATGATGCCCTTCCACGCATAATCAAAGTGGATAGCTCAACAGGCTGCACTTTGACTAAAGCCCACATCAAAGGGCTTACTCCGGGTGAGTTTGAAGCTCTTGGGAACAAAGAGGTTGATTTAGCTAGAGTCATAGCTTCTGCTGCAGAAGCCAAGACTCTAGGAGTAGAGGAGCGTGGCCTTACAACTTTACTGACATCTTCGGTTCAAAATATTAAGCCACTAATCAATAAGCAAAATATTGCTGAGCAATCAATAATCTTACCTTATGTACAGCGCAGACAGCGTTCAGTCATCAATGCAAACTACTTTGCCATTGAGTCTGGCGCAGATGCTATTCCGGGTGACCCATATGATCCTTCTTATGTAAATAAGGATGGAGACTTTAAGGTAACTGTTAACCTAGGTGGTTCTGATTGGGTTACCCCTCTCAGCAACATTGAGCGTTACTTCTTGCCAGGTGGTTATGTTATCGTAAACCATTGGACAGCTGCAGGCGCAGTTGTAGAAGTACAATTCATGATCTGCGGATCTGCAAATGCTGATGCTGCTAACTCAGGCGCAACAGGAAGCATTGCAAAAGCTGAAGTCATTCTTCGCCCAATGGGTAAAGACGTCCCTGCTTCTGCATTGTTCTCTACATTACCTGCTAGTGAACAAGCTAAGTACAAGCCATCTGCTGGTATTCTTCAAACTATTGCAAACAACATAAATGATTATGAGCATTGGTGCAGGAATCAGCCAACTGACTTGAGTGTACGTCTTCTTGTCAATTGGTTACAAACTACCCGTGAATCGCGTGAAGTAAATGATGAGTACAAGAAAACTCTTGAAGCCATCATGTCAGGTAAAGTTAACCCATACCTTTCTTCCATGGAATATCAGCCTCTTGCTGAGCAAAACAAAATTGCTTCCAAGATCAGCCAAGACCAATGGAACAGAGCAGTTTGGTACAATCAGGCACTTAACGATGCACAGAAACCTGAGACTTACATGCAGCTTCCAGCAGTTACTGACCCAGAGGACACCAACTGCACATTGGAATACAAATGTAATGCTCTTGGTATTAAGTCTCTTCTTCGTGAAGGTGGACGTATTAAAGACAATGGTGGTAATGCCCTTGATCTTGATAACTTGTTCTCAGACCTTTACTTCTTGAAAAGAAATCGTGAGCAGGACGGAGATACCGTTTCTGTTATCGATGTGATGACTGATCGTCTAACTGCTGTTAAAATCTTCGAAGCTTTTAACAGCTATTACAAACTTCGGTACGGCTGGGAAACTCAGCGTAACGCCAACATCAATCAAACCATTGAGCACAACGGAATTATTCTGTTTAACTACAATGTTTATGATATTCCTGATGTTGGGGTACAGCTTGCAGTATTCCACGATCCTATGTTCGATGATTTATTGAATGTTGGAGCAGGTCAGAAGTACCTTCTTGATGGAACTCGCTCAGGAGACGATGTCTTCTCGGGAGACGATGCCACAAACTTCACCAACACACATCGCATGCTTTGGCTTGTTGATTGGAGTGATGTCAAAATCGGTATCGCAGGAACTAACAGCGTAACTCGCACACAGCCTCATCCTGAAGTTGACCGCTTGTACAGCTGCCGCATGGATTCCGTGAAGAGAACATTTAACCTTCGTTCAACCAAATGGACAACGATGATGGATCGTCCTCACCGTCACTTGATTATCGAGAACATGAATAATCAGGTTGAGTTCACTCTTGGTGGAACAAAGCATACTTTCTAGTCTTTAGAAAGCCTTCCACATCCACATATCACTCATATGCCGGACGGGAGGCACTGCATTAGCGGCGCCTCCCGTTCTTGTTTAAATTAATTATGAAATTATTATTTGAGAACGCTAATAAAGATTACGATGGCTATAAGAACTTCATCCCTGCCCTGATCGGTTCAACATGGGTTGGTCTAGCTGATGTGCCAAAAGAAAAAGGAAAAGAGTTAGTTAAGTTGGCAGGAGTTTCTGAATTATCAGACACAGACTGGGATTGGTACAAAAAAAAACTGACAGACGAAGCGATAGCTTACAGGTCGTTCGGGACGGTAAAACAAGAGCCGGAGAGAAACCCAAATGCTTCGTATGTGGAGGAGGAGATAAAGGAGCTAAAAACTGGAGATTTAAAATCTTCGGATAACCCTAAAGATCTTATAGAAGTAGATGAAGTCGAGGTTTCTGATCCTACAGCCGAGGAGAATGAATCCAAGCCTAAACGATCTAAGGAAAAGAAAAATGGATAACCAAGGTACAATTGGTATCATTGGACTCCTTACATCTTTTGGCTTGGCTGATTATCACCTAGTAGCTGCTTCAACTGCTGCCACTTTTACGGCAGTTTACATGGTTGTTGCTACTTATAAAAAATTGAAAGATAAGTAAGTGAAAACGATACAACAATCGGGTTTGACTCAGAGGAAAATAAGCTCTGAAGAGCTTAATCCACTTGTTGCTGTTAATGATAACCACTTATTGGTTAATACTAGACCCTCCAATTTTGGTATTTTCAGGAAAACAGGTGATGGTGAGTTGCCACCCATTAATGCAAAAAGCTTCAGGATGACCAATTCTAGTGCAGCTACTATAGTTGTTACACAGAAGACACCACTGATGCTTAGGACATTCGATAGTAGTATTGATATCAATGTAGATTCTAATACGATCAAGCTAGATACTATTGATACTTACACGCCGAATGGAGATAGTAGTGTATTGGAGATAAAGCATACTGGAGATTCTGCTGCCTACGAAGAGGTTGTCACAACCGAATCATTCTTTGGTGTTCAGGCTTACTTTAAGATTACATCCATAGGGTGGAGTGGCACCAGCAAGCCTGATTATTCTGTAAAACCATTTGGTGTTTATACAAGTAAAGAAGCAGTTGATACAAATCTACCTGCATTTGCATTAGGTGTTCGGAAGGATGCTACCGAGACTCTTAGGTTTAGATCTTACACTGGGCTGATTGAGGATGATTCTTTGCCTACTGCAATTCTTAATAGATGGTACAGGATAAATATTGAGGCTACTGCAAGTAGTTCTGAGTTTGATGTTAACCTTTACTTAGAAAGCCCTGATCGTTCGGGTATATGGACACAGGTATACGCAGGTACGGTTGTATCTACAGGAACAGGTATGCTAGATGAGATATTTACACAAAACTCTTTTGTTATAGGTATGTCTTCCGATGGTGCTGCAACGCAATTGATAGAGTCACTTTTTGTTTACCGAGATGTTGATGGAGAGGAAGAGCTTCTCCCAATGACCACAAAAGATTACTACTGCACACACAATCTAGATGAATATCGTGTATCGGCAGGAGTCACTGGCTACTATACTTCATGAAATGGATAGCCGTGGCATCATTACTTCTTTTATCGGGGTGCAATAAGGCAACCCTTTATCCCTCAATTGGTGCGGGATTGGGAGCAGGGGCAGGCAGTGTGGGTGGCGTCGGTGGCAGTATTGCAGGAGGAATGGTCGGTTCGGCAGCAGGTGAGCTGTTTAAGAATGATGAGATAAAACGATCCAACTTTGATGAAGAGGAACTGACCGAAATCATGTCCTACATACAACAAAGTGAGGGTAATCAAAAAACCTGGGTAGATAAGTTAGTTTCAGGAATCTATGACATAATAATAATGATTGCCATAGGAGGGCTTGTGTTCCTTTTGGCTCCATTCCTGTACACTAAGTTCAAAGTTAAGAAAATGATAGACGATATCTTTGATAAAGATGAAAACTTGGAAAGAATTCAACGACGCAGTTAACGAACTACTTCTTGTCGATGGGGCAAGGAAGGGAAGGGGTGTTGAAAGATTCCGTGATCGTTTGATTGTTAATGGCGTGAGGGATTTACAAAAGTACATTCCTGCTCTCAGATTATCCAACCTCAGTCAATCTTACACATCTGACGATCTTACCGTGCATTCAGAGGGGCAGGCCGAGCAGGGGGACTTTAATTTTGCAGGAGCTAGGTTCAAAGATATAATCGTAAGAAGATTACCCACTGATGAAAACGGACTAGATAGGTCTGTTTACTTCAAACCTAAGGTGTACTCTAGCTTAGCACGTTTCTCCATACTAGATGGAGGTAACTCACCAAGGTCAGCTACGTATCCTGGTAAGATATTTTTTGAGGAAGGTACATTTTACAGCGCACCTCTACTTATTCCCGAGGAAACATTGACTATATATTTTACGGCAGAAAAAGCATACAAACCATATTTTCAGTCCAATACAGATGAAAGAAATGAAGTTACAAAGCTTGGGGATGATGAAGCTCTTGCTGTATCACATTATGTGAAGTACCATATTCATAGGGACATGAACGATGATCAGGTTGGTGCAAAAACAAATGAGCAGCTTTATCAAAGGGCAAGAAGGGAACTATATGCTCATTACAGGGATATTGTTGGCTCATCAAGCACTGCCAATAACACAGAAACATTAACAGACGAAGGATTCTTACTAGGAGATGGCTGAGACACGATTACAACTAAAGGCTAGATTTAGTTCTGGTCAAAGGATTGGTGAAGCTGACTTTCACACATTAATTGAAAGTCTTGCTCATCTTAACGAGGATATTGTATCAGGTGAGCTTGCTACAGGGGAATCCGTCACAAGCCTAAGCTCTAAAGTAGATGAGCTAAAGGTATTCGCTGAGGCACATAAAAGTGACTTTGATGATTACAAGGGGAATCAACCAACCTTAGAGCAAGTAGAGGCTAGGGATAATCAAGTACTAGATACAATCTCAACAGATATTACAGCCTTAGGTAATCTAGTCAATTCAACCAAGTCGGAGCTTCAGGCTAATGATAATAACTTAGCTAATGACATACAGGCACAGGAGAATCAAATTAGTAGTCTTCAGGATAATCTTGACCAGCTAGAGAATGATTTAAGTACTCTGGCTTCAGGCACAGCATTAGAAAGTCTTAGGCAGACAATACTTGGGTTACTAGATGGAAAATCCAATACAAGCCATATACACACAGATTATGCCCTTACAACTGACTTACAGAACTATGCAACACAGGCAGATTTAAATAGCTTACCACAGCAGGGGCATACGCATACTCTTGCTGACATAGATGGCATTGCAGATGAGTATTTAAACAAAGAGCAAATACAGGATTTAATTGATCTTAATAGGCATCAAATAGATTTCAGCATTTTGTATGACGAGTTTTACACGAAGGCTGATGTTGATGAGAAAATAAGAATTAGCTTTGGTTTATTTGAAGATAAGATTATAGCAGTAATCAATGCAAAGATCGATCAGTTGCAGGAGTCTATAAATAACCTTACTCCGCCGAATCCATACACGCTATATAATATTGATCCTGTGCAAGCAGAGTCAATTAGTGGAGTCGAGGCATCAACAGTAAGCATTGGTGCTGTTTCACCTATTACAGATCTTGTGCTTGCAGGAACATTTGATGGTGCTGTATTGCCTGAAGTAAGTATATCAAATCCTGGTAATTACAACTCTGAGATTTTTATTGGTGTAACCAATGAGGATCAGGTGATTGCATATAATGAACTTTTGGGACAATGGGAGTGGATCGAGTTAACTAGCTCAGGGCAAAAAATAATAGCCACTAAACAGACAACTGACTACTCGTATGTACCTGATTACTGGCATTTAGATCCTGATGGTGATTATGGAACGACAGGTACAGAACAATTTAGTATAACTGTAGAGCAGGAATCTGATTCTGATCTAGTGGATATTCTAGAGACTGCTAGGTTTATATCCGTTGGTTATGTTGGTCAGGGACTGAACTATGTAAAGAAGGCGTTGTAATGCCTAAGTCAAAATATCGACATTTTTCGATCATGGCATCGGAGGGTGGCAAGCTTATTGCTGGATCAATTTCAGGGGATACAGCAGGTGCTGCAAATTATGTTGAAAAAGTAAACTTCCGCAGGGAAACTGATGGAGAGGTAAGACGAGAAGGTTGGGAAAAACTGAAAATAGATGAAACCTTATTGCATGAATTAGATGTAAACTTTCCCGTGCGACTTCTATATCAATTTCAATCTGAAGGGGAAAATGTAATTATTGCAGGAGCGGGAGATAAAATATATGTGCTAGATCCTGTAAATAAACAATGGGATGTAATTGCTAGTGGGTTACAGCACCTTGACCTACAGAATCCAGTTGTTAAGCCTATAAGATGGGAGGCAGTTAGTATTGATGGGTTTTGCATAATCAATAATGGTGCAGACTTGCCATTAATCTATCGGAATGGTTGGAGTTGCGCATATCCTGTGTGGGGTTTGCGAGAAAGAGGAATTATTAGAGTAGGTACAATAGCAGAGTTTGATGGCAGGCTATGGTGTGCAGATATAACTTACCTAGATGAGGATTCTAATGCAGATGCATTATCAAATTTCATGAGTGCTGCAACAGAACCCTATGGCTTACCTGAAAATGAAAGCTTTTCTGTAGCCACTCTGCGATCACCTCATTCAATCGAGTATTCAGCCTGGAGACTTGCTTACGACGTTTCCATTGCTAAGGGTAGTCCTTATCTTTTTGGTCAGGTGTATTCAGGTGAAGTTTCATCAGTAAATGGTTCAACCCTTGCTGAAATAAAGCTTCCATTCAAGGTTGGGGGAGTAGACCCAAATAATTCCCTTAATCCATATCATAATAGTACGGCTTCTAATTTTAGTACTTTTAGAGCCAATGATACTATCCGGATTTCTGTAGACACAACACCAGGGCTGACACCTACATATGTCGTTTATGATGCAGTAATATCTTCTGTTTTTTTACAGAATGGGGAAACTAGAATTACCCTTACTGCTCCACGTCATAACCTTGAAGCCTTGACTGCATTTGGTGACCCGAACTCTGCATCATCTTCTGCACCACAGGTAGGTGAGCCAGCACAATTTATTTTACTAAAGGAGCCTGATGCCTTCTCTAGTGATGCAAACATTCAAAAGGAGTCTGCTGACGGAATGAGTTTCCCTGAAGATGGCTCCACTATTCTTAAGATGGCTAAGCTTAGTGATAAGCTTTTGGTTTATCGTCAGTCTGGGTATTTAGCTATTTCAAGGGGTAATACGCAAAGTGCTTACTTCTTTGAGGAGAAATACAGAGGTGAAAGAGTAGCAGATCTTAGAAATACCGTTATATCAATCACCGAGCAAAGGCATATGTTTGTTGGGTACAATGGCGTTTACATTGTAAGTCCCTCTAATGTTGAGCCTGCTCCGTTTCCAGCATTTATGAACGGAACCGAGTTTTGGAGGAATATATCAATTGAGGAAATAGAATATTGTTATTGTGCAGAAAACTCTCTGACACAGGAGGTATTTCTAATTTGCCCGATATCAGTAATTTATTCCAACAGTTCTGGCAGTAAGCTAGATTGGGGTGTAATCGCGTATGATACGCTTCAGGACACATTGTCTTTTATAGATGTTGCTTTTACTGCTTGTGCAAGTATTCAACCACTCCAAGGCATTCAAAGCCGCGCATTCCTTTTGGCTATGTTTTATGGGGATAATTCTTATAACTATGTTGATCAAGAAATTAGGAATCAATATGACCTTGATGCAGAAGTCGCACTTGGCTCAAAGGTAATGAAGTATGGCTATGGTTCAGCAGTAACTACAGACCAAGGAAAAGCATTACCCTATAGATTGTTTTCACGAGATAATGCTGACTATGTAAGTCAAATTAAATATGGTAAAACGGACTTCAATGATAAGTTTTCAGAAAAGAAGCTCAGGAGTTATGTCTTACACCTTGCAGATATTTTTCCTGGTGAGTCCTATGCAACTATCGATTATGTATCTAAGAATTATACTGAGGGAACAAAGGCTTTAATCGAAATAGTTACCTATAGTACAGGGAACAATTTACTCGAGGAACAGATTAGTGAAACATTATCTGCTCTCGAAACTGAGAACATGATTCCAGTGTATGTTCAGGCAAATTACTTGCAGGACAAAGTGAGCATAAGTGGCTCAAATAATGGAGTTAAGGTTTTGGGTAGAACCTTCGAGGTGTCAGGGGTACGAACAAGGCACACATCGGAAGCACACAACATAAATGCCTAGAAGAAAAAGTACATTACATCCTAGCTATTCAATCGATGCAGGGTTTACTGGTGACCAAAAATTTTTGGTTAATTCATTAGGTCGCTTACGGGAAAGACTTCTCCGGGTGGCTTCCATTACCACTGAGGCTGATGAAGAGTCGAATAGTGCTTACGATGATTTTCTTAGTGGGCTTGGCGTAGGGCTGCAGTCTTACGATATTGATGGTTCGGTTGCTGCATTTTATGAAAACGATGCAATGGAGACTAGTTATTATAGTGACTTTTTATTTGGTCTTGATGGAAATACGGTAGATTCAACCACTATACCTCAGCAAAACCTAGCTTACTACGATGACTTTGAGGATTCAGTCGAAGGTGATCAAACACAATACTCGACAGCCCCAGCAGCACTAGAAGTATATGAAGATTTTGAAGATGGAATATCCTAAGAAATGTCAAAGATATGTCTCGTCTAGGACGATACAGGAGAAAATGGAAGTTTCTGGTAAGACAGTCCGTGCATGGGCAAGGCGTTACGAATGGAGATTACAAAAAATTAATTCAAGAGTAATAAGGTATTGTGCGGAAGATGTGGAAAGATCGTTAAATCTTGACCTAGGATAATAATTGCAAAACCCCAAGACTTTATCTAAAATATTAGGTAACACTCACTCCCAACCCAAATAAATAACTATGTCTAGTATATTCCAATTAATAGGTGCTAAAACAAAAACAGAGCTTGATAAGAAGCTTAATCTCACAGGAGGAACCCTTACGGGTGCTTTGACTCTTTCTGGAGCACCAACCTCAAATTTACACGCTGCTACTAAAGCATACGCTGATGGGCTTATCTCAGGTCTACAGACAGAGCTTGATGATACTCAGGCAGGTGCAGGACTTGGAACAGATGGTTCTTATACAGCTAATGCCTCGGCAAACTACATTGCTTCTGTAGCCACATTACAGGCTGCTGATAATGCTTTAGATACCCAAGTAAAGACCAACGCAGATAATATCGCTTCTAATGACACTGACATTAGCAATCTTCAAACCCAAGCTGGTTCTTTAGCTGCTGATGGTAATAGTGCTTCTTTCAGCGGAAACCTATCTGCTGCTGACTTGACCCTTAGCGGAAATCTTACCGTGCAGGGAACAACAACTACAGTTGATACAACAAATGTCACCATTAAGGATAGCATTTTGAATGTAAGCTCAGGAGCTGGTAATTCCACAAATGCATCCAATGACGGTGGCTTTATCGTTGAGCGTGGTTCTTCTGAAAATAATGCAGCTTTCATTTGGGATGAAGGTGATGACCAGTTTAAGGCACTTACTACTAGTGCTACAGCAGCCTCATCCGATATATCCTCAACTGATTCAAGTGCAGCCCTAGCAACCTTAGGTGTAGGATCACTTGAAGTCGATGGCACTGAACTTGGTGATTACCAAGATTTCCTCACAGGATTTAATAATGCCTAGTGACAATATTTGAGCAAATTGGCGGGAAGGTAGGGACGGAAGTTGACTCCCTATCTTCTCGCATTTCTGCTTTAGAGCCAGAAGATAGCTACTCGGAGACTACTTACACCAACGGAGTCGTGAGTCAAATCACGACTTGGTCTACATCTAGTAAGTCCAACCTTTTGCAGACAAAAGCGTTTACCTACACTAACGGATTATTGACTCAGATTTTAGTAACTGATGGCTCAAACGCTACCGAATTTACACAGACATTAGCCTATGATTCTGATGGTAATTTAGAGTCAATTACAAAGGATTACGCATGAGTGCTACAATTACAGAACCAAACACAAGTCAGATACAAGTCAGTGGGGCATACAAAGACTTCACTGGTGGAAGTGGTAGTACCACAACTGTAATACAACATGATTCTGGTGAGGCTCCGGCTAGTGCAGATGCAGGTAGATTTCTCATGTGGAGAGCTAATACTTCTGACACAAAAACATGGGAAATTCGTTATATAGAAAGTGCAAATTCTACATCTGTAACAGTAGGAGATGGTGGATTTTCGTCTGCCCCTCCGAGTGGTTCTGAGTTTAGAATGTCGAGTAACCTTGATGACATAAATACTGAAGTTAATTCTACATCGAAATTGCGGAAAAATGGCACACATTATGAGTTTTTAAGTCGTGAGTGGAAATTAACTGGTGGAGCATTCCTTGCTGATGTGGACAAGTCCATTGGTATGACGAATAAAAATACGAGTCAATGGTCACCATCAGCATTTCAAGTTGGAACTGAATGTGCAGTCCAGTTTGGTAGATTGTTGGGTGGTGAAGGAAATGATTCTGTTGAAACCACACAGGGTTGCCGATTGGCTTTAAGTTCCACAAGACAGAGCAAGCTAATTTTTGGTGTAGATGCAAATGGTGACTCTGCTGTTGAATATGATGCTTTGGGAGGAATATTAAATTTCTACGGATGCCAAATTGAAGCAAGCCATGGGGCTAAACCTTTGTTCATCAGAGCAGGAGGCCCACTCCGAATGATTGGTACGATTGTTGATGGAGATATTGGTGGTAGATTTTACAACGAAGCAACCGAGCTTGTGGACTGTCGTTTTTCAGGAAATAGTAGTGGTGGTCATGCATGGTCAGCGGCAACAACTCCCACTAGGGACATTGATAATGTATTCTTCTACAATAACAATACGGCCATTAAGGCATATCAAGGTTTTGATGCTACTTTTAAAAATTGTAGATTTTCAGATAGTAATACTAAAATCATTCAAGCAGATGCTAATGGTTCTTTAAATTTTAAATTTATAGATTGTACCACATTCGCAGATGGTAAAATTTCTGATAACGATGG